CGCTCTTCCGATCTCTTATAACTGCACTCTCTCCCTAGTAGCGTATCCAAATGATGATTACGAGGGTGGAGAGCTTTATTTTAGGTTACAGAACTTAAAAGTTAAAGCAGAGGCTGGAGACCTGTTCATTTTTCCATCAAACTTTATGTACCCACACCAAGCGATGCCAGTAACCTCTGGAACTAAATACTCTATTGTGACCATGCTTGATTACAGCAAAAAGTTCCACACCCCAGAGATGTATAGCGCAGACTTAGATTAATGTTTAACATCTCAATTGAAAAGACATATGGGGCTTTGTTTGACATTCAACCTATGTCAATTAAAAGAGACTGGATGGATGCAACAGCAGAAAACCATGCTTACAGGTGTTTTCCAGTAACCCAGTCAAATGTAATTGGCTGGAGCCTATCTTGTTTAAAAGATATTGAGTTTATGTGGGATGGGGTAAATGACCAAACCCCAGACCATATTCAAATATTTAGCCCAGAAGGCGCCTATGCTGGTAGAGGTCAATCCTCCATAAGCTTAGATACTGGTTTAGTTTTTAGAACAGATGAAGATGTCAGCATCCTCACCATTAATCCAGTAAATTATTTTAATAATGAGTTTGAAACGATGTCGTCTGTAATTAGCACTTCTTTTTATGACCACCCCTTGCCTTTAGCTATTAAAGCAACGATTGCAAATAAAAGAGTAGTTATTAAAGCTGGAACCCCAGTTGCCACAGTTATTCCTATATCTTTGTCAAATTTAAACAACACAACTATTGAAATTGTTGAGTACCAGGACCCAGATAGAAAAAGACTAGATGCAAATATGTCCTATGGGACCGCTGCACAAAAGATAAATTCCGCTGGAAAATGGACAGACTGGTACAGAGACGCTGTAAATGAAAAAGAAGAAACCCTAGGCTCTCATGAGGTAAAAACACTAAAATTAGGGGTAGTAGACACAACAAAGAGAGATACAATATAAAAATGGATAAAAGCTCATATAAGGTAGTTCAAAGAACCCCATCTATAACCCCATCAGGCTGGTTTGGGGATAGCAAAGACATGATTGTTGAGCTAGAGGGCTTTATGACCCAAGAAGAGATAGAGTTTTTAGAGAAAGCCGCTAAATCTTTAACAATCTGGGATGTCACCGAAAGCCATACAAATGAGAATGGCACCGTTACCTATGACTCAGACTATTGGAAAGACAGAGTAGCGACTCAACCAACCTTAGATAAAAATGACCCAAAGATATCCCCAGTAATCGCAGGGCTATTTCAAAGACTAAGGCCCATTATTGAAGAGTTTTATAAGGTAGAGGTTATTCCAACTGGTACAACTATTGTTAAGTGGCTTCCTGGGCAACTTCAAAAACCCCATGCTGATAAGGAGCTTCATGAAGGTCCTGATGCTGGGACCCCTAATGACTTTCCAAACTATGACCTTTCAAGCTTGTTCTATTTAAATGACGACTACGAAGGTGGGGAGCTGTACTTTCCGCTACAGGGTGTTCAGTTTAAACCTAAAAAAGGCGCTGCTTACTTCTTCCCAGGGGATAAGAACTATATCCATGGGGTTACTGAGATAAAGAGCGGCTTAAGGTTTACATGCCCTTTCTTCTGGGAAATTACAAAGCATACAGGGGATAGACAGCCATGATAGATGCTGGCCTAAGCCCAATTGAAATTTACCCTAAGATTTTTGTTTACAAAAACGTTTTTAAAGACATTGGTGCCACGCACAAGCTATTGACGGAGTCTGCTGGGGAAGATGACGGGTTGTTCAGTCCTTGGACCAAATGGTCACATTTTGGAGAGTACTTAAACCCTACGTTTACCAAGCACCACGGCAAATTTACAGTTGGGTACCTTGAGCAAATAGAAACAACAACAGAAAAGCAAGAATTACAAAAACTTGCAATACTTGAACTAGTTAAAAACTTTTATCTAGTTACTAAAGACTATGCGGCTCGTAACTCTGTAGACATTGACACAGCAAGCACGGTAGTGTCAAATAATGGTGAAGTAAAAGAAGAATGGCAGATGACTGGCCCATCTATAGCAAGATACAGAACAAATATAACAGACCCAGTTGCTATGACATACCACTCAGACTACATTAGAGAGCCTATAACTAGTCCAGGGTACAAGTTTGCAATAACAGCGCTTGCTTATTTTAACGACGACTACGAGGGTGGCGAAATTGACTTTATTGTTGCTGGGGACGCCTACAAGTATAAACCAGAGGCTGGAGACTTCCTTGTATTTCCCTCAGGCCACCCAGAAGTTTTAAAAAACGGAGATAGCGTGTATCTCCATGGGGTTATGCCACCTAAAGGGGCAAGTAAATACCTTTCTAGGATGTATTGGATGAAATACTCTGTCGGGGCCCCTGAGTGGTTTGAAAAAGAAAAAGAGTTTGGAAAAGACGTTTGGGAATCAATGCAGCCCGACATTATGCAAAAGTTTAAAGAAGATAACCCAAATAAGTTTAATTCTGATAAAGAGAGAAGAATACAATGAACCTAGACAACAAAAAGAGAATAACAAAAGACATAGTTGTTTATGAAAACTTTATAAGCAAAGAAGATTGCAAAAAGATGATTCAAGCCTTAGATGCTCAAGCAGCCAACGGGGCAATTTCCTGGATGCCAATTTCATTTTATGAGTCATATTCTTCAGTTTTGCCACAAGACAACGACCAAGAAGTCATTGATGCTGGGCTATCGCCGACCATATTTTCAGACATTGAAAAGGTAATGCCAGAGGCAATCGCTTCCGTGCACGAACTTGACCCCAAAACAATTTGTAAGATTGGGTACCACACACAAAAGTGGGAGCCAGGAGCATACGCAAGAATCCACTCCGACAATACAGATGCTGAAGGAAACTCAGGCGCGTTTACAAGAAGCCGCTACGCGGGCTTTCTATACCTTAATGATGACTTTGAAGGGGGACTACTTAAGTTTCCAAGTCAAAACATAGAGATTAAACCAGAAGTTGGAATGCTTGCTGTATTTGACGGAGGGTTTAACAACATGCACGAAGTCTCCCTTATTACAGGCGGGGTCAGATATACCATCGGGTCTTTCTGGGATGACAGAGAAGAATCAGACTACCCGCAAGAACTAAGGGATGCTTGGGCTGCAGAAATGAAAGCCACTAGAGCGCAACAAGAGGTTGAACGGGCAGAGTGGCAAGAGCTGCTTAAGCAGGGCTGGAAGCTAGATGCAAATGGTAATAAGTACAGGGTAGAGGATATTGCAAGTGATTGAGTCATTTAAGCGCCAGTTAGTAGACAGCGGGTATGTAGTTACGGACATTACCCCAGAGCTATTTTCTGTTGAAAACTTTTTATCACAAGACCAAATAAATACTTTTAAGGATATTATAAATGGTACATCCCAAGAAGACTGGGAGGTAGAGTACCACGCAAACTTAGCAACTTTTTGCATGCAGAAATTTGGCAGAGATGACGTAGATAACTTAGTTGCTGAAGGTAAGTTTGAAATCACTCAAAACTGGAAAGATAAAAACTTTAATATATTAAACCATGAAATATACAGGCCACTATACGATGGCTTAAACTCAATGATAGTAAACTCTGACCCAGACCTTATTTTAAGTGGTTTTGCGACTATTCAAAGGATGCAACCAGGGGTAGAGCTAAAGTCGCACACTGACCAAAAAACAGACCCATCTATAAGGTACGCCACCATTGTGTACATTAATGATGACTATGTAGATGGTGAGTTATTTTTTCCAAATCTTGACGTCCAGCTAAGGCCAAAACCGGGAACTATGTTATTTTTTCCAGGGAACGAGGAGTACGAGCATGGGGTTAAGCATGTAGGAGATGGCCCAATAAGGTATGTTCTTGTTGGATTTATTAAAGAAAAAGACCATTATCAAAAAAATAAGTACTAGGAGGCGTTAAATGGATAGAGAAATTCTTGAAGAAAAGGTTTACTACTACACAAACGTAATTGAAGACCCAAAGAAACTTGTTGATGCGATTGAGCAAGACAACGAAAATCCTTGGGGCGAATGGATGGCGTGTAGTGGGGAGGCGTATGTCTATGGAACAGATAAAAGCATTTTTGCAGACCCATCAGATATACAGAAGACTTACATTTACTCTACATTACAAAAAGCTTTTGATGATGTAGCAAGAGACTACGCAGCAGCTCACGGCATCACAGAGGAGCCTAAACTGTTTCCAATGTATCCAATTAAAAAGTATAAAGCGGGAACCTACATGGGCGCTCACTTTGACCAACAAGAGGGGGATGGACGTCTTAAAGTATCGTTTGTTATGTACTTAAACGACGACTATGAAGGTGGCGAACTGTCCTTTACGATTGCCTCTCCAGATGGCGTATTGCAAAACGCTAGCCCAAACCCAGATTTTGAAATTGCAAAACAAGATGGAAGTTATACTTTTGCTATCAAGCCAAAGGCTGGAAGCATTATTGTTTTCCCACCCTCTCCTCCGTATCACCACACAGCGCACTTAGTGAAAAGTGGCGAAAAGATAATGGTGCCGCAACACTGGATTCATTAACATGAAGACCGCTATTGTAACTGGGGCAAGCAAAGGTGTGGGGTTAGCAACAGTTAAACGGTTGTCTGAAAATGGGTACAAGGTTATTGCTGTTTCAAGAAACCTTTCTAAAGTATCTGAGCTTGTATCTGACAATGTTGAGGTATATAACCTAGACGTAACAGACTCTAAAGCAATAGAGAGATTCTATGAGCAGTACAAAGATATAACATTAGATCTTTTAGTTAATAACGCTGGTGGTGGCTCTGGCCCAACTAATATTATTAATGAAACCCCAGAAAACTTTAGAAGAGCCTATGACATAAACGTTACTGGGCCTATGTACTTGTCTCAGTTATTTGTACCTTGTATGGAAAAGTCAGACTCCCCAACTATTGTCTTTATTACTTCTTTTGGTGGTAAGGTGCCGTATCGCGGTGGAGGAAATTACACAAACGCCAAGAGGGGTGAACGCGGGTTAATTGACACAATGAGGCTTGAGTTCCCTCAATTTGGTATTAAAATTACAGAGATCTGCCCAGCAACTATCGATACCCAAGAACAAAAACGAGACCAGGCATTGACTGCAGAGGATCTAGCAGAGGCTATTTACTGGGTGGGGTCATTGCCAAGCCATGTTAATATAAATGAGATTGAAATTTGCCACATTAACAGCAGCAAGTACTAACCCTTCTCCCGTTAGGCTATACAAAAGGGGTCTTTTTTAGTATCGTTGGGCCTATATAATTACTAAGGAGCACCATGGTAGCCAGTTATCCAACTACAGTCCGAGATTATTCGGCGCGTACTGACCTTGTAGATATCGTTGTTGCGGATAACGTTAACTCCTTGCAAGAAGAAGTACGGGCAATTGAAACAGCTCTTGGCGTTTCATCTACTGGAACTAGTCCTCTGGTCTCCACCTTCTCTGGTACATGGAGCTCAGCCACTACTGCTTGGGGCACACTTGGAGCTCGACTTCTAAATATTGAGGCCGGACTTGTAAGTGGACTAGGTGTAAATTCACCATACGTTATTAAGACTGGCGGTAGTCAGGTACTTACTGCTACAAACGTAGGTTTATCTTTAAAGACTGGTACTGGAACCCTTGCACTTCTTGAAACTTACACTTCAGCAAACGTTTTAGGATTTAACGTAAATTACCTTGGTATTCCAAGAGTAGGCACAAATAACATTCTCTATGTAAATAGCTCAGAGTATGACGCACTAGTTGCTGCTACTACCAGCTCTTCTAATTCTGCGGCTGGTAAAGTTCCCCTGTCTACAGTAACAACAGATGGTGATTTAATTTTGGGTACTGGAAATGCCACAGTTGGACGTTTAGGTCGTGGATCATCTGGTCAAGCCCTAGTTATGAGTGGGACATCTGTTGTGTGGGCTACCCCTACAGACACAAGTAAGCTTGCCCTTTCAACAGTTACTACAGCGGGTGATCTTATTATTGCTACTGGAAATGCTGCAGTAGCTAGACTTGGAATTGGAAGTACCGGACAGGTACTAACTAGCAACGGTACAACAGCGACTTGGTCTACTCCGATATCAACATATGTTGGGCAAACAAATGGTGTTGTCACAACTGCGTCAACTAGCTCCGGAGTAGTCAGAAACATTTGGACGTCTACCAGTGCTATACCTAGCGGAGGCATTGACGGAGATATCTGGATTGTATACGTATAATGCCTGGAAGAGTACGGGTAGGCGGTACCTATAGAAAAACATCCGCAATTAGAGTAAAAGTTGCGGGTACTTGGAGAAGTGCTACTCAAGCGTATGTAAAAATTGCTGGTGAGTGGAAACAATGGTTTACTGTTGGGGCGATTGATACTTTTAGCAGAACAACTACCTCTAACCTAGGGACCTCTGAATCTAATGTTCCTTGGGCTTCACGTTTTGGTACTTGGACCGCTAATGGGTCTGTTGCCGTTTCTAGCACCGCAGTTTCGTCTGGAACTGCTGGCGCACTATCTTATGTAGATTTATTAAGTGCAGATGCACTAACATCTGTTGGCGTACCTAACGCCGGTGTTGGCGTAGCATTCTGGGTAACCTCTGCAGGTTCTTGGTGGGCTGCCCACCTTACTAGTGATCAAACTAATACTACCTATACCTATCCATGTAACTGTGTGTGTAATGGACATAACCAAACTACTTGTAATACTTGTACAAATCCTGCTTTTGGAACCTATAGCTGCCCAGTAACATACCCTGCTACCGGCAGTACTAGTGCGGTTCTTCAAGGAAACGCAACACTTGTAACAACTAGCACATATGTAGGGCCTGCATCACCTAACTATTCTACTCAACTTCAGGGGGCCGCAGCAGTAACTGGATCAAGCACAACCTATTCCCATGTGGGGGCTTCTACTAGCTTTAGGTACTGCCCAGGTGGTGAAAGCCAATACTCTTGTCAGGGTACTTTCTTTAGCACTCAGTGCTACACCCTAACGTATAGTTGTACTGGGGCCCTTGCAGGCTCATACTTAATTAGTCAAGGCTGCTACAGCTCCCCAACTGGTGGTACATACAGAGGTCCAGCAACTTGCTCTGGAACTTATTACACCGCGTCAATTGGGTATACCTGTGATGGTCTAAGTTGCGCTTCAGGACAAGTAGGGCCATCTCCTGGTAGTACTATCGGTAGGTCACAGGCATCCTGTTACTGCGGAACTGTTACTAACACCTACAGTTGTTCTGCTTTTCCAGGCTCAACCTTAAGCGGAACAGATTGTTATGCAAGCGTTTTAACTAGTTATAGTTGCCCTTCAGGACAGACAGTTAGCGGATCGGGATGCTACACATCTTCAAACTCCTATAGTTGTAGTGCTTTTCCTGGATCTTACCTTTCAGGTACGCAATGTTATATAAACTCTACTACATATTCTTGCCCTAGTGGTGGATCTTTAAGCGGAACAACCTGTACAATTGCACAAACTTGTAATAACTCTGGTACTAGCTGTGAATACTGCGGCAGCACTACAACATTTATTAGCGGCGGTACGTACCCTAACTGCGACTCTTATGGGTCTACTTGCCAGACCTGCAGCGGTGGATCTGTTACTAACAATTATTATTTACAAATTATTTACTCTACCGCAAGTGGCACTGCCTACACGGTTTCTAGCACCTCAAGCGCGTTGGCTTCTCAACCTACAAGTATTCAAGTGTCTACAGAGGGCAACACGGCAACGGTTACCCCATATAATGGGGCCACCTCTTTAGGGGGCGTTACCGCAACAAACACAGGAACTAAGGGTAACGGCTTCGGTATTATAAAGGCGCACGCGGGAACAGCCAATCAAGCTAGTGCTGTAGATAACTTTACTTCGATTCCGTTAGACTTGCAAAATGTGATAGAATAGTATTAACGAGGGAGATAGACCATGGCTGATCCGTACGACCGTCCTGCACGTCCGTGGGACCTTTTCAATAAAAATCTTGGCAGAGTTTCTGAAGATGTAGCAATTAGCCGTTTTGCTATTTGCAAAGCATGTCCAGAGCTATTGCCTACAGGAAACTGTAAGCAATGTGGTTGTTTTATGTCTTCAAAGACTAAGCTTCCAAATGCATCTTGCCCGCTACACAAGTGGGAACAAGTCCGAGTCTCTTATAAGGAAGAACAATGACAACAAACCAACCACCGACACCACCAGTTAAAATTGCGTTTATGTTTGATAATCAAGTAGTAGACGTTCTCCATACAGATGATCGCCTAGGCGCCATATTTTTAAGTGACCC